TACGGACTATGTTCCAGACATGGAAAAGCAACTAACAATCACAGAGATCCCGGTGGATCTATCCGATCTACCCTACCTATCGTACTCCTCGTTCACCATGTTTGTTGAGTGCGGAGAAAAATACCGACTAAAGAAAATTGTTGGTGTTGATTACAGTGACGCTGCTTGGTACTTTACAGGCGGTTCCGCTGTCCACGCTGGCTCTGAAGCAATTGACTTCATGCTCCTCAAGGACAAAGAGGAGGCTCAAGGATGAGCGCAAGAGCATACGAGGCAGGTCTGGCAGGGTTTCACAAATACTTTGACGAGGACGTAGCGTCCAAGCCCGAAGGAACAGTGTTCCGTGCCGGAGGCAGGGTATCGAAGAAGTACCCGAACAAAGAAGATGCGTCTTGGTGGAAAGCCAAGGGTCCAGAGTTCATTCACAACTGGTACAACTTCAGGATGACCAACCCCCACCTAGACATTTGGACTGCGCCCGATGGCACACCCGCCATAGAGTTACAGGTCGCAGCAAAGATCCCCGGAGATGTGATCCTTAAAGGATACATTGACAGGGTAATGGTTGACACCAACACAGGCAAGACAATCATCATAGATCTAAAGACAGGGCAAGCACCTAAGAGTGGCCTGCAACTGGCGATCTACCGGCTAGCGATGCTAGAACAATACGGAGAAGCACCTGAGTATGGGTCGTATTGGATGGCACGTACCGGGGTGTTGGACACCATCTACGAACTAGAGGACTACTCACCAAAGATGGTGGCTCGCTGGTTAAGGGATGCCAAGAAGTCAATTGATATGAACATCTTTATTCCCAACACGAACAACTGGTGTGACTACTGCGAAGTAAAAGACATGTGCTACACCAGAGGAAACAAACAGTTCGCGCCAACATTTGATGCGGACCTTACCGAAGGAGCAACAAATGCATGAAGAACCACGCCATAAGTTGACGGTTAAGATAGTAGATAGCCTGAGAACCATCCAAGGTTACTCAATGGAAGAGTACAAGGCAGCGCGTCAAGAACTCATTGACGACCTTGAGGGTGATCTTGAAGCGATTCAACTTGCCAAGGCTGTCGGTAATGCTGCACCGCTAGCACCCTTCCATGAGGCTGCACCTACGCCCGTGGCTGCGATACCTGCAGCACCTGCAGCACCTGACGCTAACCCGTTTGCCTCAGCGACAGTACCTAACTGTGCACACGGGCCAATGACAGCGCGTAGTGGCACGAGTGCTAAGGGTCCATGGAAAGCATGGATGTGTCCGACCGCCAAGGGGACACCGGGTCAATGCGCCCCGAACTTCCTTAACCGTGGTACGCCAGAGTTCAACAACTTTCCAGCCTAACCTCCTTCTAGGCTAATGACCCTCCTGAGCAAGAGGCCGTGTAAACTGCTCACTCTAATCCTGAAGGAGGACACATGAGATCTTTAGACAAAGCAATACATAACGTTAAACGTGGTGGCATGGCTATACCAATGCCATTCAAGTCATGGTCAGACAAGTCAATCTCCATACGCCGTGGAGAGGTCAGCATGATCGCTGGTCCTCCGGGGTCGGGTAAGTCTACTTTGGCCCTAGCAATAGCCCTCAGGTCCGGTGTACCCACACTCTACACGAGTGCTGACAGCCACGAAACAACGATGGCTATCCGTTCACTCAGCATGAGTACGGGTCAGCCCCAGTCAGTCATGGAAGAGGCGATGGTTGATAACCCGGACTGGGCGACAAAGATGCTTAGCGACAACGTTTCCCACATCAAGTGGAACTTCGACGCTAGCCCCACGCTCAAGGATCTTGACGAAGAGATAGAAGTATACCTTGAAACGCAAGGCTCGTACCCTGAACTCATAGTTATAGACAACGCTGTTGACGTTTCGTTCAGTGACGGTGACGAGTTCAGTTCCCTGCGCACCTTGATGAAAGAGGTCAAGCAGTGGGCGAGGGAAACAAACGCAGCGATACTTGTGTTGCACCACACCAGCGAATCGGTTCCGGGGTTTCCTTGCCCACCGCGTAGTGCCTTGCATGGCAAGATATCCCAGACACCTAGCCTAGTGGTCACCATCTCCTCAGAGAATGAGGGCTTGATGGCTGCGTGTGCCGTTAAGAACAGGTACGGCAAGGCTTCACCGGGTGGTGCTGATGCGGTTTGGTTGAACTACAACCCTGAGTGCATGCAGTTGGTTGATCCGGTATGAGCGCAGTCAATAAACGCAAAGGATCTCTCTGGGAATCAGCCCTTGAGGATTACTACAATAGCGAAGGCTTGAAGGCTAGGCGCTTGCCTCGTGCCGGGGCCAAGGACATTGGTGACGTTGCCATAGAGTTCCCCGATGTTGTGATAGTTGTTGAGGCTAAGGATGTGAAGGCTCACGCCTACCAAGAATGGTTGAGGCAGGCTGACGTAGAGGCTGAGCACTATGCTGATAAATACAAGACAGATTCTATCGGCGTGGTGGCTAGGAAGAACAGGCGACATGGTGTAGGATCGGGTCATGTTACAATGACGAATGAGAATTTTATCTCACTACTACGACTCATAAAGAGGACATGATGAACAAATTAAAAGATCTATACTTAATGAACGACACGGTAGAAACCCTTCGTGACGAGGAGTAAGTCTTACCCCGAGCCTAAGTTCCCGATATGGCCTGTGCTAGAATACTACGGCTGGGACTTGCCTTCACCTAAACATGGATGGACAATGGTTAGATGCGAGAAGCACGGGGACAAGCACAGCAGCGCTTCAGTGAACGAAGAAACAGGATACGTCTTTTGTCACGCATGTGACTTGAAGGGGGACGCTATCGAAATAGTTTCGATCTATGAGGGAGTAGGATTCAAGGATGCAGTCAAACGATGCGAGGAAATCACGGGTTCGGTTGCTGGACAAGGACCGTATAAGGGTTGCTCAGATGGAGGACGGGGTGGAAGAGATAAGAGAAGCGGAAGATCCTACAAGCCGCCCCGTCTTAGAGGGTAGGTGTATCTTGTGGACTGGTGCGTTATTCGCTGACGGCAGGGGTTGCAAGTACGTTGCTAAGGGAAGGTCGATGACCGCTTCGCGGTGGGCGTACATGGAACGTAACGGCCTAGAGGAAGAAGATATCAGGGGTCAGGTTGTTTCTGCCGTGTGTTTCAACAAGAGATGCGTGAACCCTAAGCACCTGTACCTGAACGGTAGCCCAGAGTGGAGGTTCGGCAATGGTGCTAGCAACCCTAACTCTAAACTTACCGCTGAGATTGTTTCCAACATCAGAAGCGAGTACCGTAGGGCACAAGGTCAGGGAGTGAACAACACAGGCAACGCCAGCGAGATCATGGAGAAGTACGGGGTTAGTCGCACTCACCTGTCGAAGATCATCAGAAGGGCGACGTGGGCGCATGTTGAGTAACGATGCAAGGTTTGCTTTGGAGACAGCAACCGAAACATATTCGCAGCAGATAGATGAGGCGGGTCGTTATCTCACATCTCGTGGTATCACGAAGGAGGCAGCGACTAAGCACAGGCTTGGTTTCGTTGCCTCCCCCATGATAGGTCACGAGGAGATGATAGGCCGTCTAAGCATCCCTTACGTGACACCTAGTGGGGTGGTAGAGATGCGCTTCCGATCCATTGACCCGAATACTAACCCTAAGTACTTGAGCAGGGTGGGTGCTAAGTCTCACATGTACAACGTGAGTGCTTTCAATGAGCCTAGCGAACACATCGCCATATGCGAGGGTGAGATGGATGCGATAGTTGCATCAACAATCTGTGGTGTACCAGCGATAGGGGTTCCCGGTGCTCAGACTTGGCAGGCTTCGTACCGTCGTGCCTTTCAGGACTACCGAAAGGTTTTCATTCTGGCTGACGGTGATGCAGCAGGTCAAGAGATGGCAAAAAAGATAGTGCAAGCAATAGATGTCGCCATTGTGGTGACGATGCCTGATGGCATGGACGTTAACGATATTGTTATGGCCGAAGGGCCAGAAGGTTTACGAGAGAGGATCGGCTTGTAATGGGATGGTTACTGTTCTTTGCCTCAATGGTTGGGTTCGTTGCCCTAGGATTTTTCTTTGACCGCATGCTGATTGGCATGATGCGATGG